TTGGCGCCATATCGTTATAAATTATATAAATCATAACCTGGCCAATCGACCCGACCAGTGGCAGTTAGCGGCTGATGAACGGCAGGAAAAACGCTTGACACCCGCGCAATTATACTAGTATAATTGCGCCACCGCTATAAAAAATATAGCGGTGCAAATTCTATATTTTATAACCGTTATGTGAAAAATAACGGCCCGCTCGGGGCCGTTATGGTTTTTAGTCTGATATAGTATAGCGTACGTTAAAATTTACGGTGGGCTATGTATACATAGTCGGGCACGGCAGTATTGTTACCGGAATTATCACGCAAATTTTGGATTGCTTCGCCCAGTGTACGGCCGTAATCTTGCCAAAGACCGTTAAGATCTTCCATTATAACTACAAAAATTGTATCAGGCATTTTTTGCTCCAGTTTTTATAACGGCCCGCTTTGGGCCGTTATGGTTTTTAGAATCCTAGTCTACCAAATCCATTTCCAGCATGTTATCAATTATATAACCTGGAAGCTTGGTAGTTTCGCAATTCATATAACGCTCTAGGGCTAAGAACTCGCCAATCTTGCGATCAAACTTGTCATTATCAGCGCACCAAGCAAAGCTAACGTCATAAAATTTAGCATGACGCGCATTGTGCGCACAAGGCATGGCCACAAGAGCGAATCCGTTTTCATCACCCATAGGTGCGCGAGTGTGGACAATTCCGCCAGATTCTAGAACGTAGGCAAGCAAGTCCTTACGAATGATTTTTTGGTTTTTGGTCATTTTTTCCATAACAGTAGTTCCTTTTAGAGTTTAGAACGGAACGGGTTTTGGCCCGTTCCAGTTTTTACAGCGGTTTGCTGTTAGCTAAAGCATCGAAAATCGCTTTAAGAGCCGACTTGTTAGCCTTAGTTAGCGATTCTATATCGTTTTCCGATAGGCGAAGAATCGCGCCGATTGCATCGGCCGTTACATCTTTTTTAACGGGCTTTTCGCCAGTTTTTGTAACGTACTGTTTTGCAACATAAACTTTCTCGCGCGAAAGTTTCGCTACAATCGAACGAACGGTTTTACCCATAGCCGAAGCAATATCTTCGACCTTGACGCCCGCCTGATAGTCCGCTATAATTTTAGCGGTTTGCTCGGCGGTATAGTTAACGGCTTTTTCTGCCATTGCTATAGCTCCTAGAACTGTTGCAGTTTCGACCCCATGTCCCCTGCAACAGAACCCATTATACACCTATCTGCCTGGCAGATTGTCGCCCTAGCGACAATTGGCCTACCATTCATCAGGTGGATCAGCGGCAACCCCACCCGACCAGCGGCAGACTGCATCCGACGAACGGCACCCCGCAGGGCTTGACACGCAGGCAAAAATTATGATATAATTATATCATAATTTTGGCGCCATCGCTCTAAATTCTATAACTTAGAGCGATATAATAAAAAATATAGCGGCTTGTGCCGCTATATTTTTTATAACGTCCTCACAATTGGTTCGTTTTTATTTATATAATATTCATGGGTTGCGCTTGGTGGCAAGCCATACTCTAGCATCATGCGCCGCCAATCAGGGCCATGCCAAAAGTCTGTGGGGTCTTCGCCATTAATTATATAATCTGCAACATGGATTAGCTCATGCGGTACAATAACGCAAAGCATCTCGGCTTTATAACGGTTAAAAAACTTGCTAGCAAATTCTACCTCATGCACCTCGCAGTGTGCGAGGCCCGCAGTGCGATACATGCGATTGCTAATTCTAACTTTTGGAACGCTATGCGTTTTTAGTTCTGGCCACAATTCTTGCATAGCAGTCCAGTGTAGGGTAACAGCGGCTGTTACAACTTTTATCAACGAATCGGCCATAATTTATACCTCGCAATAATTGTTACAAGAAATAGATTGACGATATAGTTTGCTATAAGAATCATATCGCCTTTGGGCACGATATAGACTGTCATGGAAACCATACCAGTCCACCACATTGTTATAAAACCTAGTGTAAGCCCGTCTGAGTTTTTAGAACGATAGGATTCAATGGCTTGGGGCAGGGCCGAAGCCCCAAGCAGTATAGAACCTAGAACGCCGAATGTATCAAACATTGTAATGATCCTTGACCTGAAATTTTTTCCAATCATAGGGCTCGATCTTATCGCGCCAACCTTTAGAACGTACAATTTTTTGTAGGATTGGAATCTCAAAATCGCGGGCATCCTCAAGGGCAGTGTGGGGTTCAGTAGTAAGATTACCAGTTACAAAACCTGCAACAGTCTCGGCATCAGTCTTGAACGTCATATTACCTTTATCGGTCGCATTATTAAAACGATGATTGTCGAGCACAAAACGCTTATACTTTTTGGAACGGCAGATGTTACCTACAGCGGCTTGCCAAAGGCAAAAGCGGCTAGTGAAAGAATCTAGAACGATACCAGAGTTAGCACATTTGCTAGCGTCGAAGGCGAGATTGTATGCGGTTAGAATAGGGTCATAAGTACCGATACATTTATTAATCCAATTATTTATAGCGGTTACCGACGCAAGCATACGTGTACCAGAATCTAGCATGTTCTGATAATTAGCACGACGACGCTCAAGGTTAGCAGAGGCCCAGAAACCGTTATTGTTTTTGTCATGGAATAAGGTTGCAGGGTCATAGAACTCACGAACTAGAACGCTACAACTATTGTAAATCTTGCCGTGACGGTCACAAACCACAATGGCAAAATCCATAACGGTATCGTTGATAGTCGTTTCAGTATCTAGAACAGCGAAGTATTGTCGTTTCATAATTTATAACCTAGTAAATGTGACAGAACCCCTAGTATACCACAAAATCCGCGCAAGTGCCAGTTTTGGCTGCCGCCCATCGGCTGTGGGCCGCCGCACATCCGACCGACCAGCGGTCGCCAGGAGCCGACGAACGGTCGGCCCGGGCCTTGACACGCCTGCAAAAATTATGGTATAATTTTTGGCGCCATGGCTATAAATTTTATAATTTATAGCCATAACGTGGAACAGTGTTCCACGTGAAACCTAAACTTTGTGCAAACTATCCCAAATTGCAAGATTACGCTGTGCCATTTTTTGGTACAATTCAGCGCCTACCAAGTGGCCGCGACTAATATCGTTTCTAGAATATTGTAAATATCGTTCTGCATTTTCTAACAACATGCGACTAGCAAGTTTGTGCCAAAACGTAGAACGATTGGCTAGGTCTTTCCAATATTGCTCGCTCATACTAATTCCTCAGGTAAACTGTTATATTCTTTATAAAGGCTATCGTACATTCTAATAACCCAACCTATATCGTTCCAATCGCTAACCGTTCCAAAATCTGGACGATAGCCGTATATATCAAAATACAGATCGCAAAATTTGTCCTGCATTGCCCAAAGTTCTATAGCCTTTACATTTTTCATATCAATGTCCTTGTTTGCTTGGAACATAAACGCCCCTAATGTTAAAGTAATCACAAACCGCTTTAAGATATGCTACATTATCCTCATAAAATACAGCGTCATTAAAATGATAACCTAAATTGCTATACAATTTGAAAATCCGTTTTAGTCCTTCAATCTTGAGAGTAGCACCAGAACGGTTATCATTTTCATTACGGCTAACTATATGGTCAGGTGTACCTAGTCTGCTATAAATAAATGCACGATCAGGGTTCCGCAAAATGCGGGCAGTAGCAATAACAACAATACAGTAGGGATCATCGAGATCGTTTTTATATTGTTCTGCAAGTGGTAACAGTGAATCCTCCAGTGCGCGATATTCATTAGCACGCCAGTAGTCGAGGTCAATGCGCTCAATACCGTTATCAACAATGGTACGATACCTGTGCATACTGCAAACGATTGTGCCATCCATGTCATAGATTGCTATCCTTTTCATAACCTATATCCTTATAAAGTCTAGAATGTTGTAAGGTTTAACTTGTCTGCCCTTGCCCTATCGGCCCTATCCGAGGGTAGGCGGGGTTACTAGCCGCCTAGAGTCATGCCCTACAACAGAAACAAGTATACCTGAATTTTTGAGGTCAAATGTCGTCCAAGCGACAATTGCCTACCATCCATACCTTACAGCCTGCCACACATCAGCCGACCAGTGGTCGACCCTACCCGATGAACGGCGGCCCTGGGGCTTGACACGGCTGCAAATTATATGCTATAATTTGGCGCGTCAGCGCTCTAAGTTCTATAACCTAGAGCAGTGTTTCACGTGAAACTGTATCGTGCTAAAAACCATAGCATGCCCATAACGTACAACCACAGCATCATCATAATAATGTTTCTATAATTCATATCGTTATAGTAGGGGCTTGCGCCCCTACCCCTTGCTAGTCGGCAGATTGCCTGATAAAATCGCTGATTGCACGCAGTGCGCTCTTGTTAGCTTTCGTTAACGATTCTATATCGTTCTCTGAGAGCTTGAGAGCTGCGCCGATAAAATCAGCGTGAACGTCTTTTTTGATGGGGCTTTCGCCGTTCTTGGTTCTATATTCTTTAGCGACGTAAACCTTTTCACGGCTGAGCTTTGCTACAATTGAGCGAACAGTCTTGCCCATTGCTTGTGCAATTTGCTCAACGCTAACACCGGCCTGATAGTCGGCCACAATCTGAGCAGTTTGCTCAGGGCTATAATTAGGGGCTTTGGCTGTTGCCATTTCAGCTACTCCTGTTGTGTTGAAAGAAACTCTAGTATAGGCTAGTTGTAGTGCTAAGTCAAGTAAAAAATCTTACCGCTCGTCGGCCAGTAACTACCATTGGTCGGCTTAACACAGTTATAAACTTTACTACAAGTTTTGTGCTAAGTTATAGAACTTATACCGACCAGGGGCGGTTGTTAGACTTTATATAACTTATAGCGGTGGGGCCCTCGCTTACGGCCTATCATTAAAAATTTTTCGAAAAGACCAAGGTGCCAAATCCGACCCTAAACCGTACCAACAGCCACAACAGCCACAACAGCCACAACAGCCACAACAGCCCACTGCCCAAAAAATTTTCAACTTGCCTAACAACTACCACCCATGATATACTCCAATAAACTGGAGAAACCAATGACTACACACCTACCAGCCGAAACCCTACAAATCTCACCAGAAGCACTGGAAGTAGCCAACTGCTATCTTCAGCTTAATGATGCTAAAAGGGTAGCCCATGAACTAAGCCTACATCCAGACCAAGTCACACAAATCTTAGGTCGCCGCGAGGTCAAGCAGTATATTGACCAAGTATTCTTTGACATGGGCTACAACAACCGATTTTTAATGCGTCAGGCAATGGATGCACTAATCAAGCAAAAGTTTTCTGAGTTGGAGGAAGCTGGTGTTGGATCTAGCAAAGATATTGCAGACTTATTACACCTGTCGCACAAGATGAGCATGGACTTGTTAGACAAACAACTGCAGCTAGAAAAGCTGCGACAAGGTACACCTGGCCCACAAAAGCAGGTGAACGTGCAGATTAACGATACCGATGGCAGCAAATATAGCCAACTTATACATAAACTGGTGAGTGGAGAGGGTATATAAAATTTAGGCTTGTAAAAATTTATTTGTCATGTTAATATAATATTAACAAATCAATGATGAGGAAATTAAAGCCTATGAAAAAATTTATATATAAATTAATATTTCCTAATACTAATAAAGTTTATATTGGGCAATCATTAAATCCAGAACTACGATTTCGAAGACACTTACAAAAGCTAAGAGATAACATACATCATAGTAAAAAATTACAGGCAGATTATCCTATTTGTGGAATACCTGAATTAGTTATAATTGATAAAGCTGATACACGGGAAGAAGCAGACAAAAAAGAAATATATTGGATTAATTATTATAATTCTTATTTAGAAGGCTATAACGGAACTCCTGGTGGAGGAGTAAGTGGAATAGAAATAAATAATAACAACGCAAAACATACTCCAGAAGATTATCAAACTATACTTACATTTTTAGCCTACACGGATATGACTACTAAAGAAATAGCAAAAGAATGTAATGTAGAAGTTGGTGTAGTGTTAAGAATATCTTCGCAAATTAATCATTTATGGTTAAAAGAAGCAATGCCAGTAGAATGGAATTTAATGTTAAAAAAGAAAAGACATCATCCTAATTGGAAACAATATAATTCTTTAGTGCAATCACCCTGCGGACAAGTATATAAAATAGAAAACGCTAGACAATTTGCCAGAGAACATAATTTAGAGCAGGCCAGTTTACAACGATTACTTGCAGGAAAGCAGCATACTACTAAAGGTTGGAAATTATTTAATGAAAGTATTGTATAATGTTAGTAGTTAGCCGCAGTGATGTAGAGTGTGATCATATAGTAGAGTTTGATCCCACCAAAAGATTTATCAAACTACCAATAGATAATTATCTTCGACTACTCAACCTCTACGATACAATCAACCGACCCCAAATCGCACTAATCAATAGTGTTAATGATCCACAGTATAGGTTTATCTGTGCTGCACTTGCCAGACGATTGGGCAAAACATACATAGCCAATG